ATTGTAGAGATAGCTAAAAACATTTTAGAACATAGCGAAACAGATATTGAATTAGGGAGTTTATGCGCGGAAATCAATAGAGCTGCATACACCTTTTTTATAGAAGAAGAAAAAGAGATAGCAAAAGAGATAGATACATATAAAGCTGAGTATTTTTTAATTATTGATGGTATTAAAATAAATTTTTGTTTTAATACAAAAGAAGAAGCAATATACAGAGCGAAACCTTATTGGAAAGCTGCAAAAAGTATAGAAATTTTAACAGTAGAAACCAAAAAATATATTGAAAAAACGCAGGAAACCATAAAATAACAACGAGGGATAAAATGATAACTGCATTTTTAATAGGCACATTATTATTTTTGGCAGCCTTTATGATAAATATTTATATTATTCGCAGATTTTAAGGGAGTGATAAAGTGATTAAATTAAAAAAAGAAAAGAAAAAAGATTTTGTTTGCGACGGGTGTGGAAAAGGTTATATTGGGGCGAGCCGGAACAGCTTTATTATCCGCGTAGCCGGATACGAAACCTATAATATTCAGCTTTGCAATGCTTGTTTATTATCGTTAAAGAAAAAAATCAATAAAGAGGAGAATGAATAATGCAGAATATCAGCATTGAAGCAGCAAAGGCAAAAGGATTTATAAGCGGCTACCGTGTTGGACGAATTATTTTAGCTTGCTCAATTGAACCCTGGAAATATGGAAAGCTGCTTAAAGAACTGCGGGAAGATTGCACGAATATATTTAAATTCCATACCGGACGACGCACACGATATTACTACGACCCCTTCGAGGTATTGGAAAAAATCAAGGGATATAAGCAGTACGGCAACAGGCATTTAAGCAAAGAAAAAATTGATGAATACTGCAATTCGGTAAAAGAAGCTAAAGAAAAGAGTTTAGAAAAATGATTGATTGCCTAA